AAATATAGACGAGGTTTTAAAAAACGTGAATGGGTATTAATGCGACCAAGAAATGAAGCGTTAGATTGTAGAGTTTATGCACTATCAGCTTTTACATTATTAAATGCAGACTTGAATCGAATATCCGAAAAACAAAAAAGTGGGCAAACACAAATGAATCATAAAGTCAACCAAAGTAGGTTGAAACATTATAAAAAACATACTAATTTTGCAAAATCGTGGAATAATTAAAATAATATGGCAAATTTATTTACAGATATACCAGAAAAAGAACCAGTAACATTTTTTAAAGGCGAAACTGTTGTATGGAAAAGAACAGATATAGGCGCTGATTATTCGCCATCTAGTCATTCAATGGTATGGGAAGCGTCATTAGAAACAAATGGCTCAACAAGATTTAGTGCAACAGTTACAGAATCAGGAACAGAATATACATTTACTTTGGATAATTCTGCTACATCTGGTTATACTGCTGGAGATTATTTTTGGGTTTTAAAAGTTCTTCAAACAAGTGATAGTGAAACATTAGTTATAGATTCAGGTAAAATTACTGTTAAAGATAATTTTTTTGCAACTACTGGGGATACTCGTAGTCATGCCAAATTAATGCTCGAAAAAATTGAAAGCATTTTAGAAGGTAGAGCAGATGCAGATGTTTCAAGTTATTCAATTCAAGGAAGATCATTAAGTAAAATTAGTATAGCAGAATTATTACAATGGAGAGATTATTATAAAGCAGAATATCAAAAAGAAGTTGCTAGATTTAGAACTGGTAATAAAGAAGGATCAGGTAGAGTAGTAAAGGTACAATTTAATGACGCTTAAAGAAAGATTTTTAAATTTATTTAGAAGCAGAAAAGCAAAAAGAAGTTATTTTTCAGGTGCAAGTCAAAATAGATTATTAAATAATTTTGTTTTATCTTCTAAATCTGCTGATAGTGAAATTAGACCTAGTTTAAGAGTATTAAGAAATAGAGCAAGAGATTTGGCTAGAAATAATGCTTTTGCAAGAAGATATATTAGTGTTTATGTAGATAATGTTGTAGGTGCTAAAGGCGTTCATTTACAAGTAAGAAGTAGAGATCCAAATGGAGCGTTAGATTCTTTTGCAAATAATTTAATTGAAACAAGATGGAAGGCATGGGGAGTTAAATGTACTTCAGATGAAAAATTAGGTTGGATAGATTGTCAAAGATTATTTGCTGAAACTTTTGCTAGAGATGGCGAAGTATTAATTAGATTAATTAAAAATTTTGATAATGAACATAAATTTGCTATTGAATTTATTGAATCTGATTTTTTAGATCACGATTTAAACTTACAATTACAAAATGGTAATCAAGTTAGAATGGGAGTAGAAATTAATAAATTTGGAAAACCTGTAAATTATCATTTATTAAAAGTACACCCTAACGATGATTTAGTTGTTAGTGATTATGTAGGTGCAAAATATAATATTGTACCAGCAGATGAGATAATTCATTTTTATCATCAAGAAAGACCACATCAAACAAGAGGAATTCCACCTTTATCATCATGTTTAAGAGATTTAAAAATGCTAGATGGTTATATGGAAGCAGAATTAGTGGCCGCTAGAGTTAGTGCTAGTAAAATGGGTTTCTTTAAATCAAATGATGCAGATGGTTATACTGGGGAAGATAAAATAGATACAAATAATCCTGTAATGTTTGCAGAAGCAGGAACTTTTGAACAATTACCTACTGGAACAGAATTTCAATCTTTTGATCCTCAACACCCTACAACTGCATTTAAAGATTTTACAAAAGCAGTCATTAGAACAATCGCAAGTAGCTTAAATATTAGTTACAACACACTAGCAAACGATTTAGAAAGTGTAAATTATTCTAGTATTAGACAAGGTGCGTTAGAAGAAAGGAATTTCTTTCAATGTGAACAATATAGAATGATTCGTAATTTTCACGATGTTATTTACAGTAAATGGCTCGAAATGATACTATTAACTGATCTTTTAAGTGGTCTTCCACCTTCAAAGTTTCCTAAATTTAACAATCCTATTTGGAGAGCAAGAGGTTGGCAATGGATTGATCCTAAAAAAGAAGTAGAAGCATTAAAAGTTGGTGTAGAAAATGGGTTTTTATCTATTCAAGATGTTCAATCTGGATATGGTCGTGATGTTGAAGATGTATTTAGTCAAATACAAGCAGATAAAGAATTAGCTGAAAAATTTGGAATACAATTAGCTTTTGAGCCTTTTGGAACAAAACAACCAGATAATCAACCAAAAGAGGTTGAAGATAACGCAGAAAATGAATAATTAGTAACTATGGAAAAAAAACATATTCAAAATATAACTGAAAATGACGATTCAGTAACTATAACTTTTGGTAAATCTGATGACGATAACAAAGAAGGAGACAGGCAAGTTTCTGATAACAACGCACCTTTGGTATCAACAAAATCAGAAGAACAAAAAGAAAATAAAGAACAAGAAGATAATAAAGATAGTAAGCAAATGGAAGAAGAAAAACAAAAAGCAGAAGATTTAACATTCGAAAATAAATCAAACAAAACTGATCTTCATAATTTAACTTCAATGGAAAAGATAGCAATACAAGAATCAAAAACTGAAAAGCTATTTAGAATATTTGGTTTTAATAATAAAAAAGTTGATGAAGAAAAAAGAACTGTCGGTTTAGCGTTCTCGTCAGAAGAACCATACGATAGAAGTTTTGGAACAGAAATATTAAGTCATAATCCTAGTGATATTGACTTTTCGTTTATTGCAAGTGGTAGAGCGCCATTATTACTCAACCACGATTTTGAAAAGCAAATAGGTGTCATAGAGAAAGCTGAAATTAGCGAAGCAGACAAGGTAGGTCGTGCAGTCGTTAGATTTGGAAAATCAAAACTAGCTGATGAGGTTTTTCGTGATGTCATAGATGGCATTCGTAGTAATGTGAGTGTTGGCTATGAAATACTGAAGATGGATAAAGTAAAAGACGATGATGAGGACAAAGAAAAGCCAACTTATCGTGTGAACTGGAAACCATTGGAGGCGTCTATTGTTTCGGTGCCAGCAGACACAACTGTTGGGGTAGGTCGAAGTAATGGGCAAACATTAACCGACAACAATTCTTCTAAAGAAAGAATTGAAGTCATACAAAAGGTAAACACAATGGAAAAAGCAAACGAAACTCCAAAAGTTGAAGCACCTAAAGTTAATGTTGAAGAACAAATCGCTAAAGCGAGAAAAGACGAAACAGCTAGAATTAAAGAAATTACTGCATTAGGAGCAAAACATAATTGTTCCGATGTTGCAAGTAAAGCAGTTAATGATGGCGTTTCTCTTGCTCAATTTAGAGGAATTGTTTTAGACAAACTTGGCGATGCAAAACCTTTGGACAAAAAAGACAACATTGGACTTTCTAACAAAGAAGCAAGAGATTTTTCTATAGTCAAAGCTATTAAAGCTATGGCTACTGGAAATTGGTCTGGTGCTGAACTTGAAAAAGAAGCGTCTGATGAAATATCAAGAAAAACAGGCAAATCTCCTAGAGGAATCTTCATTCCATCTGATATTAGATGGCAAAGAGATTTGATTTCAGGAGCAAGTGGCGATGGTGGTGCATTAGTTGCAACTAATCTTTTAAGTGGTTCATTTATTGAAGCATTAAGAGCAAAAATGGTTGTTAAACAAGCTGGTGCATTATTTTTAAGTGGTTTAGTTGGTGATGTTGCTATACCTGCTCAAAATGCAGTTAATTCTGCATCATGGGTAGCAGAAAATGCGGCAGTAACGGAAGTTAATCCAACTTATAGACAAGTAACAATGGCACCTAAAACTTTAGGTACATTTACTGACATATCAAGACACTTAATGCATCAATCAACTCCAGCTATTGAAACTATTGTTAGAAATGACATAATTAGAACATTATCTAACGAAGTTGACAAAAAAGCTATTCAAGGCACTGGTACTTCTAACACTCCAACAGGTATTTTAAATACTTCTGGAATTGGATCAGTTGCTATGGGTACGAATGGTGACCAAGGAACTTGGGCGAAAGTTGTTGAAACTTGGAAAGAAGTTGCTACTGACAATGCGAATATAGGTGCATTGGGATGGGTTACTTCTCCGCTTCAAATTTCTCGTCTTATGTCAATAGCAAAA